TGATTCATATTCGCGTAATTGTTTATCTATCTCTATTTTTTGTTCTATAAGGTTATCGTATGACTTATTTAATTCTTTTTGCTTTTTATTTTTTTCATCATACTCTTCCTTTACTTCTGGATATATAGACTGAAGTAATTCACCTATATCTCTATTTAATTCTAATAATTTTTCATTTAAATATTGCATAGTAGATAGAGCAGCATATTGTTCTGTAATTAATGCATAATCATTATCCAACCCTGGTGTTAGTTTACTTTCTCCTGTTCTAGCCCAACAATATTTTTTCACAGGATTAAATGTAGCACCAGAACATTTTGAAGAATTCATACACATATTTTCACATTCTTTTTGAGAGGTTACATGACCTTCCGTTAAACTACCAATTCCCCACCATGTTCTTCCATTTAAAGCTACAAATGAAGAAGTATTTGATTCTAAACTTGCAATATAATTTTTACCTGACTCTTGATATTGTTGCAATGTAACATCATATTCTTTTTGAAGTGTTTCTATTTTTATTAATGTAGATGTTATTTTATCATTTTCTATTTCATTTACTGAGCTCATATTATATATAAAGAAAACTTTATTATATGTTTATTTGTCAATTAGTTTATGTAGATTGTACCCAACTAACAGAGATAACAAACTAACAAAAGGAATTAATATATTATTATTCAGTTGATATACACCGGTTGAACCTCGTTTTTTTATATTTTCAATATATTTGTTAGTTTGTTCTTTAATATAATTTGATATTTCAGAATTAATTATATGTCTTCGATTTATACTAAATAACATAGTAACTATTTTTAAAAATAAAATATATTATAAACGAATACTAATATATTTATTTTACACTTATAGAAGAAGTATTTTTGAATACTTTTGCGAGACACACACTAATAAAAATAATAGATAAACACATTTCAATATTTTTTCTCCATTGACGATTATAATTTTCCTTTGAATCATCAATTAATAATTCAGAACCATTTTTCGTATTTTCAAGATTACCAACTAATGCCATCATCTTTTTATTTAATTCCTTTTCTTCATCTAATTGCTTTGAAATATCAGTCATTTTCTTATCTAAATCTTCAATAGATTTATTAATATTGTTAGTTGTTAAAAATAAATCTCCACTCATTGATTGTAATTGACCTTTACTACTAACATAATAGTTTTGAAATTCATTTACTTCGGGATTTTTATTATAATATACATAATATTTTTTAAAATCATCTAAAGCAGAAAAAAATTGCGATTTAATAGTATTAATTTTTTCATTAAATTGGGTTGATTGTCCTATTAATTCAGTTTCTTCCATATATATTACCTTTAGAAAAGGTATAGCAAAATATTTACATATAACTATAAAAATATATAACTTTAGAAAATATATATAATTAGACACAAATTCTATAATATGGCGCAGAAATAGCTGTTTTGCTTGGCCTAATTATTTCACATATTTGTCCAGGTCTAATACCAATTGCTTTTGCTACAGGATCAACACGCGGTAATTCGGGAAATTGTCCATCATGTATAATATTATATTTATTTTTTATTTGAATTTTTTCAGATTCACTTAATACCCGATGTGGAGGCACTGCAATATGCTTTAAAATGTTAAATTGTAAATGTTGTAAAGGAACCAGAATAATAAATATATTTTCCGATTCCCAAATATGTTTTACTGTATTTGATAAAGTTTCGTTTACTTCATCTTTAACTACAACTAACAAATTATCTTTTTTCGTTAATACTTCTTCTACATTGAATAAATCATCTATCATTTCTTGAAGATTATTTGGTCTTAATGATTTTCCTAAATAATATTTTATATATATTTTTTCCACAGGTGTATCATCATCTTTTTTTATTTTTTCTAAAATCATATCTAGTTGATTGTTAGTTTTCATAGTATTAATTTCATTTACACTAAATCCTTCATAACCTTGTGTATCATAATTTTGTGATTCCATCAATTCAAGAAGAACCGTTCTTGATTTATATATTTGAGAAATTAAAGTGCTCGTGTTTTGGCTCGCCATTATTATAATATAATATAATCATATTGATTTTATTATATTTCAATTTTAAATTATATTTTATATTTTTATTGTTTTTGTATTTGTATTTGTATTTGTATTTGTATTTGTATTTGTAGTAATTTCAAATGAATCATTATTCGTTGAATCATCTGGGGGTTTATCAATTATTGTTTTAGTTTCACTTTTAACTGCTAATATTGGATATTTTTCCTCCAATGCTTCAGTTATTTTAACCGGCGTTTTTATACTAATAACTTGTTCAGCGCCTTCTGCTAATTTATCAAATTCTTTTGCCATTGAATTATAACCACCTTGTAATGCCACCATTTGATTATGAAGTGGTAACGCATTAAATGCTTTATTTAAAGTTGGGTCCCCATTTATATTAATATCTTCATTGGATGGTTTATTGCTTCTCCTCAATATTTCTCTCATTACGGTCATTTTGTCATTATCATTTAATTGTAAAATTTGAGATTGTTGAGAACCGCTTAATTTATTGAAAGCATTATTTAATAAAGGTTCGTCAAAGATACTTGCTCCTCCAGATTGTGGTTGTTGTTGATTTATATATCGATTATAAGTTTCGTTAACAATATTCCATTTTGTTTCATTATCTGGAATATCTAATTTTATTATATTATCTTGAACATATCTTGGCAATTTATTATATATATCATTTTTATTTTCATCATCAAATGGAGGAGCAAAAGGTGGTGAAGCATCCCAATCTTTATCTGGCTCCGTGTTAGTTAATAGTTGACCTATCATTTCATCATTCTGTGTTAAGCCAGGTGCAAATGGTGGGGAGTCTGTTATAACAGAAGCTTCATTCGGTGTATATTCTTTTTCTAAACTAATCGGTTCTTTATTATCGTCATCTATAAATTCATAATCTTTATTTGTCTTTTTAGATTCGGTTGTAAATAAATTATCCATTGCTGTCTTATAATTGCTAACAATTTCTTTTACTTCTTTTTCAACAATGCTTTGGTCAATATGCAATAATTTATCAATATTTCTTGATTGATATGATAAGTTCATCAATTGGTCGATATTATCCTCTGTAATAATTCGCATTTGAATATTCATAACTTGCAATTCATGTATCAATAATTTAAGAGCAAATGGTATTCTAACAACACTAAATGAACGTCCATATTTACTTATAGCATTAAGAACTAATTGCCCTTCTACATTTTTATTGAACACCAAAGGTCCATCTGCAAATGGGCTTAAAAATAAATTAGTGTCTGGATTATATACTGCAATTGCCCCTGTTTTATTACAAACAGCCATAAAATATTGGTCACCTCTAACCATATATGATTCATTTAAAAAATAAGACATTCCATGCGCCAATACTCCGTCGCGCTCCATCTCACCAATTTTCAACCCTCCATCATTTGCTCGACCCTGGTTTGTTTGTCTAGTTAAAAAGTTGCGTTTACCAGTCGCACGATAATTAATTTTATCTTTCACCATGTGTTTTAAGCGCATATAATATGTTGGACCAATATAAATTTCAGAATATATTTGTTCACCAGTATATCCACTATATAATAATTGATTTCCACTATTATGATAACCTATTTTAGTCAACATCTTTCCGTATGTATCATAATTGGCGCCTTTTGTAGCAAATGCGGTGCAATCACCATATCCACCATACATACAACATGCTTTACCAAATAAACATTCAACTAATTGTCCAATAGTCATACGCGATGGAAGAGCGTGTGGATTAATAATTAAATCTGGTCTAACACCATCTGCTGTAAAGGGCATATCTTCTTCTGGAATAATGAGACCTAAAGTTCCTTTTTGTCCCGCGCGAGAATTTCCTATGAGTATAGATGGTGCGAAAATATTCTCTCTCATATAATATAAATGAGACGATGGCATTTCAATACAATACACTTTTCCTTCATAATCTATCAGAGAAACCTTGGTTTCCCCTGAGACCCCTTCCTTTAAATCAATAATTGGTTCATTTTCTTCAATTAATTCTACTTTGTATAATTTTTTTGTTTTATTACATACTTTTATAATTCCAGAATAACCACAATGAACATAAAATCTTGAAATATCATTTGCTAATGATAAATATTTTGTTTTTATTTTTTGTAATATTCGTAATAGACTTAAACATTGTTTTTGTGAAAAATTCCAAACATAACTTGGTAGTTTATAACTATCATCGTGATTAAAAATAGATTTAATATCATTCCAATCTCTATCTTCTTTATCACACGTATATTCCATATTTGTAAAACTTAAGAAATCGTTTGTGTTTAATTCCTTTTCATTTACAATTATTATATCTAAATCAGTCAAGGTATTTTTCATATTTTGTTTAAATTTACATTTTTGTCCTCTAATATTGTTAGCTTCTATTAATTCAAAGGAAGGGGTCGTAGGGGAAACCTTGGTTTCTCTACTCACATACAATTTATGATTCAAAGTACATACAACCTCTACTTGTTTATTTTTAACACTATACATTTGTCCATTATGATTATATTCAAATTTAGCAGTAGGATATTCATAACACATATGTCCATTAGCATCTAATGTAGCAACTTTATGTCTGGTAATATCAATATCTTGTATTTCAACCCAACCTTCATCCGTTAAGACTTGTTGTGTTGGTAATGCACAAGCCATTTTGTCACCAATAGCAGGCAAACGTTCTTCACGAATTCTTACTTTGGCAATTCTGAATCCTTCTTCGCCCTCGGAGATAAATGATTTATCAACAAATCCTAATTGACCTTTCTTTGTAGTTTTCGAATGATCTATATAAGTACCTCTTTGGTCAATACTTGATGTAACTTCACCAATTAATACAACTCGATCATCTATTAAAGTATTTTCTTTAACAATACCGTATTTATCTAATTTACTATAATCAAACCCTTCTTTAATTCCTTTTACATTAGGTTTAGATTCGATATTTGTAAAAGTGGTATTTACAGATGAACCAGACACTTTAGCACTTTCTTCTCTGGCTTCATATGTTGTATAATATGTTGTTCTAAATATACCTCTTTTAACAGAAGCTTCATTAATTAAAATAGCATCTTCTACGTTATATCCAGTATAAGACATAATGGCAACAATCGCATTTACACCATATGGTTGTTCTTCGCGATTAATGTAGTGTAAATATCTAGATTTAATTAATGGTGTTTGACCATAATTAAGTATTACACCCATTTTATCCATACGCATTTGTGAATTAGAATGATATACTGAAACAGCTTGTCTACTTTGTCCACAAGAAAAACAATTACGTGGAAATTGGTTGCATTCTGGATATATAATAGAATTACCCATTACACCAAGAATAAATGTTGGGTCAATTTCACAATGAGTATAATATTTATTATCTTTAAAAATGGCAGGACTGTTAGCTATTTTAGCGGTTTCTTCTTCAGATGTATCCATATAATCAATAATAGCTCTATTTTGTTCAAAAAAATCAATAATCTTTTGTAATGTATCATAACCAGGATATAACACAGCTACATCATATAAAATGTTATTTCTAACATTATAAAATTCATCATTCTTCTTTTCAAATCCAGAAATAACTTGAGTCCAAGTATATTTTCCAGATGCTATTATTTCTTTAATATTACCATGTTCATAAGAAATTTTATTATATACAATTTTGCCATCTAATGAAATGATTTGGTCTCTATAAAATATAGGACGTGTTAAACGTCCACCATCTGTATAAATATAAATAATATTAGATTCATAATTAAAAGATATACTAGTATACACAGGTATAACTCCATTTCTTCTAAAAAGCTTAAGATTATTAATTGTTTGTATAGGATTATCTAAAATTCCAATCCAATTTCCGTTTACAAATACTTTAGTTGAATTTGCAAGAGATAGTGGAGAACATTCTGTTAATAATTTAAGTGGTGTATTAGCTCTTATCCATTTAATAATTGGATACGATGAAAACCCGTTTGTAATTGCTGTGCTAATTGATAGATGCTTATGTAACCCAATATTACCTCCGTCAGGTGTATCCACTGGATCAATAATTCCCCATTGGGTGCTATGTAATAAATGCGGGCCGACAATTTTCGCGGTAGGGTCTAATGGTAAATTAATTTTTCTTAAATGGGAAATATGGGTAAACCATGATAAACGATTTAAATCTTGAACTAATCCTAATCTTTTGGTATTTGCGTCGGCACCCCAATTTCCTTTAAACCCTTTTTTGAATCCATCTTCAACAATTTTTTCTTTAAAGAAATCTTTAACATTATCTTCAATCAAACTAACAAAATTAGCTCTATATTTTCCGGCATGATAATAATATTCTTTATCTATTTTTAAAAATATATTTCGATTTTGGATTAAATAATATTCTCGAAACAAATCATATATTAAAGAACCAGATGTTTCAATGCGTTTAAATTTAAAATTATCACGATCGGTCGGAGCCTCTTTACCCATAAAAACACGCAATAATTTATTCACCATAAATCCTATAAAATAAGCCTTATTTAAGAAATTATCTTCTCCTATATGAGGTAAAAAATAATTCATTAAAATGTCTTGCACTGCTGATATAGTTTGTCTTTTCGTAAATTTAGAAATAAATTCTAAAGCAATTTGTTGAGTAAAAATAGTATTTGCGTCATGAATAGATGGTATAAATAGGTCAATCATATTAGAGTTTGTTTTTAAATCTAATAAACAATATTCAATAATAGATTTATCTGATATTACACCTAATGCACGCATAAGAATAAATAATGGTATAGGTTTTTTCACATTAGGAATATCAATCACTATTTGGTTGTTAGTATAAGAGGCATCTGGAGCTATAATTTTAGCTGAAGTATATCTGATTGGTTTAGAACTATCTTCTGATACGGAATGAATCTCGCATGAATAACTATATAATTCATCATCTTTATATTTTCTAACATAAAGCATATTATCTCCAAATTTTTCTTGACTAAGAATAACTTTTTCTTTTCCAGAAATAATAAAATATCCTCCATAATCATTACGACATTCTCCCATGTTAAATCTAGCTTCAGTAGATAATCCTCTTAAAATACATAAATTAGAGTGAAGCATAATAGGAAACCTGCCTAAATATATCTTTTCGTATGTTTTAGTTTCTTGTATTCTTTGATCCCCATTAAAATAAATATAATCAACATCAATATCATAATGAATGGTAACACCATAAGTCATATTTCTTAATCTAGCATCATTTGGATACATATAATGTTGATATGGTTTTCCATTTTCATCATCATATATTATAGGTTTCCCAAAGTATAATTTGTTTCCATTTTTTCCTCCAAGGTATATTAAACATTCGCTAGGGTTTTCTTTGTCGCCTATTTTAACTGTTTTGCTTTTAGTTTTTTTAATGGTTTCTTCTTCGGTGCTTTGAGTTTCGCGCTCAACAAATCGGATTGGATTATTTTCACGAAATATTTGAAAAATGCCTTTACTAAAAAAGTCATTATAAGAGTCTAAATGATGTGCCACTAAATTATATGGGTTATCTTTGAAATATTTATCAATTAAATTCCAAGCAATATTGTCCATTATAGTATACTAATATAATGTTATTTTTTTATAATGTTATTTTATATAATATAAAAGGTGGAGACTATATGCAAATAAAACATATATTTTATATAAAACTACTTAAACACATTTTAACAAATAAATAACACTTTCTATAAAATCTTTTATTTACTCTTTTTCGTTTTTTTATTCTTAGTTGAACGTCTCTTATTACTTATACGACCATTACTTATACAACTATTACTTATTGCAAATGTTGTCCAAGGCTGTTCCGGTCTATCTTCTAAATATGGCAATAAATAATCCCACACTCTATTTTCACTACAGAATTTCTTTGCATCAAATGGAATACCACATGAATTACCCCAACGCAATAAAAAAGACATTTTTTTAGCCATCGCACTATCTATTATATTTCCATCCAACGCACCA